AGACCGCGCACATCAAGACGATGCTGGACTCGTTCGTTGACCTGATCGACGAACTCTCACTCGTGCGAGCCATCGGCTCGCAGGAACCCGACGACACCGAACAGCTCGCGCGCGACTGGTGCGAGCGCAACGCGGTTCCGCTGGTCTTCTCGGACTACCGTAACGGCGTCACTGCGCGAGCGTGGAAGCACGTCGATTCGTTCGCCAAGGCGCGCAATCAATCCTTCGCGCAGGCGACGGGCGACTGGCTAATCTGGGCCGATTGCGACGATGTGCTGAAGGACGCCGCGGATCTCCGCCAGAAGCTCAAGGAACTCACGGAGGACGTGCTGTTGTTGCGATGCCCATATGACGTGCGCGGCACCGGCAAAAAGCTCCAGCGCGAGCGAATCATTCGGCGCACGGCATTCGAATCGGGGCGCGTCTGGCACCACGACGTGCACGAGAATCTTCTCTTGCTCCCGAACGACCTGCACAACGAATGGACAGCGCCGGTTTGGCATCACCAGCCCGTCGCGATCAAGCAGGGCAATCGCAAACGCAACCTAGCGATCCTCGGGCGCAGCGTGGCCGAGTCGGCGACCCAATACTTCTACATCCACCAGGAGCATTACTGCGCGGGCAACAAGACGGCTGCAGAGCAGTTCGGGCGCATCGCGCTTTCGTTCCCTAACCTCGACGACTCATTTCGCTACGAGGTGCAGCTCAACCTGGCGCGGCTCGTGGCATCACGGCGCGATGCGTTGCAGTTCGCTCTGGGCGCGCACGGCGTGTTCCCGTGGTGCCGCGAGGCCATCGCCTCCGTGATCATGCTCGCCTTCGAGCGCAACGACGGCAAGCGCGCGAGCTTCTGGGCGGCGCGGATGCTGGCGCTTCCAGAGCCTCGGGAGAAGGACCGACCGTGGACGCACGAGGTGAAGTGGTATGGCTGGGCCGGCCACGATCTCGCGGCCAGGGCCTTCCGGCTTGCGGACCAATCAAGTGACGCGGCGGCGATGCAGCTCGTGTTTCACAAGCACAAGCATCCGCTCATTAGGATCACGCAGAAAACCCTTGGAGACTCGACGCGCTCGGTGTCATTCCGCGAGGCATGGCTCGCGACAGCAGCGCAACCGAGCATCGTCGAGCACGTGTTCCTCGTTCGCTCCGACGACAAGGAGACGATGGCGATGGCGAAGCAGTTCCTGCACGACGTGGACCAGCCGCGGGAGGCAGAGCCGGGGATGGTCTCGGTCCAGATCGAGGACGGCATGGTGCCGCCGCACGACTGGGACAAGCTCGTGCTCGAGAGCGGAGAGACGCTGATCGACGCGGAGCGCATCAAGCAAATCCTCGGATCCAAAAAGCCGTGAGCACGCCGGCAATTATCGTCTGCACGGTCAACGCAGCGTGCCTCGAGGTCATGACGGCATCGCTGAACGCCTACGTTCCGCGCGAGGTCGAGCGCTATGTCCACCACAAGATCGGCAAGAACTTTGGCGACGCCTACAACTTCGCCGCGCGCGAAGCCTTCAAGCGGCACGACGAGATTCTGATCTGCAACGACGACATCGTGTTCACGCCGACGACCTGGGCCGTGCTGATGGAAGACGTGGCTCATCTCCGCAAGGTCGTGCCAAATCTGGGCTACGTCGCGACGCGCTCGGACTACGCTCGCGGCGAGCAGAACGTGCGCAGCGGTCGCGGCAGAATCGACTTCCTGCGATACGAGTCGGAGCGGCAGATCGTCGAGGCGCCGGTCATCGCACCTATCTGCGCGTGGATTCACCGAGACGCCTGGGTCGATTTCCCGCCGATCAACTGGTTCTCGGACGACGTGCAATGCCTCGACATGAAGCGCCGGCACTTCATCTCGCGGGCCTACGTGCACCACGTCGGAAGCCAGACCTGCGGGCAAGACGCGCAACGGTGCTACGAGGATGCCGAGCCGTGGCTGAGAGCGAACCGGCCGGCGCTGCACGCGCGGTTTTATTTTACAGGAGGCGCATAAGTATGGCAGCCGTTCGAGACTTCGACCCGACGCAGATCAACTCCGACTTCTCGGCGATTCTCGAGCAGGCGGGTATCTCGTTCACCTATCAGGGCAACAGCATCACCGGCGTCTGGTCATCCTCGCGCGATGCGTTCTCGGAGTTCGAGGATCAGCGCCGAGCCGACAGCAAGTTCACTGTGTTCCTTTTGACATCGAGCGTGAGCGCAACGCCGCAGGTCACGCAGACGCTTTCGCGCGCTGGCATCACTTATTTCATCGAGCGCGTGACGCTGGACGCCGAGGGCGCGGGCTGCGAAATCGAGGTTTGTAAAACGATATGATCGAGATCGAATCCAGTTTCTCGCGGCTGGAGATGGCGCTTCATCAGTTGGCAAAAGAGGCCAAGGTCGGTCTCGGCTTGGTCATCAAAGAGGAAGCCAAGTATGCGATTCAGACCATCGTGAAATTCACGCCGCCAAAGCAAAGGCCGCAAGGCGTAAACGCGGTGCGCGCAGATTTCAGCAGGCTCGCGGAGCCGTTGGTATTCCAGGACCTGCAAGCCAAGGCGACCGCGGGCGGATTCTACAAGTCGATGGCGCGATACGTCCGCAACCGAGACGTCGAGAAGCTGCGCGCGCTTTTCCGCAATCCGAACCTGACGCACTATTACGGGAGGCCGTTGCTCGAGAGCGAAGACGCGATCAAGAAATACCACCGCAGTCAGCAAAACTCACGAGGTGGAATCACCGGCAAGCCGCGCGTGCTCGCGTTCGGATTGGATTTTCGACGCGTTCGCAAGACGATGGAGGACCGCGTGGGCTGGACCGTCAGCGGCTGGAACTCATCGGCAAAAGTGACCGGCGCACGCTACAAAAAGTTCAGCGACAAACTGAAAGCGCAGGCTGGCGGGGACATACGTTTCGGCTCCGTGCGCTCGAGCTTTGGGCCGCAGCCATTCATCAAGGCCACGGCGCACAACGTGAAGATTCCGAACTACCAGCGCATGATCGACGCGGCAATAAACAGCCGGATCAGAACAACGCTGCGTAAAGTCGCTGCAGTCAAAGCCAACAAGGCCGTCAACCTGGGCTTCACCCGCGTCGGTGGAGCAATGCAAATCAAAACAGCCGCATGAGCACACGCACCAACATCCGCACCGCGACGGCGAACGCTCTTACCGGCGCGCTTGTCGTGCCTACCGCAAACATCCTCCGCGGGCGCAACAACACGATTGCCAGCGTCTCGTTCCCCTCCGCTGCCGTTTACGCGGTCAGCGAGCAAATCGAGGTCCGCACGCTCGGGCCAAGCAACCGCACGCAATACCGACAGCTTCAGCTCATCGTGGACTACTTCACCGCCGAAAGCGGCACGTATTTGATCGACGACCTTTTCGACACCGGCTCGGCAGCGGTCGAGGCGGCAGTTCTCGCCGACGTGACGCTCGGGGGTCAATGCCGGGATCTCCATTTGACGAGTGTGGACTATGTGATCGAGCCAGACGAAGAACGCCGCTGGGGCACGGCTCGGCATACTTTCAACTGCATCTATCTAACCACCGACTAATATGGCAACTAAACTTGGGCGAGAAGGTCTCGTCAAAATCTCTAGCACCACCATCGGCGAGCTGCGCAACTACGCTCTCAGCCACTCCTCGGACACCGTCGAGGATTCCGTCATCGGCGACACCTACCGCACGCGGCTTGCGACGATGAAGACCTTCAGCGTTTCGGGCGATCTTTACTGGGACGAGACGAACGCCGGCCAGCTCCTGATCACCATCGGCAGCTCGGTCACGCTCAACCTTTACCCCGAGGGCGCGGACACTGGCGACATCTACTATTCCGGCGCGGCCATCGTGACGAAGTTCGACATCTCGGCTTCGTTCGACGGCATCGTCGAGGGCTCTATCGCCTTCGAGGGCAATGGCGCGCTGAGCACGCTGACGGTCTAATTTCGCAGCAGAAAACACACACAACACATGGAAGCAATCGACCTGGTTCGGGAACATTTCGCCTCCCTCGGCACGCGCAAAATCGACGTGCCCGAGTGGAAGCTCGTGGTGCACGCCACGCCGGTTACGCTCGGCGAAAAGAATCGGCTCTATCGTCGCAGCAAGGACAACGACATGGAGCTGCTCGTGGACATTCTCATCATGAAGGCCACGGACGAACACGGCGCGAAGCTCTTCACGCTCGAGCACAAGCCGACGCTGCTCAACAAGGCGGACAGCAACGTCGTCGGACGCGTCGCCAACGCTATCCTGGCCGACGGCGCGCCGAGGGTTGACGACCTAAAAAACTGATTCACGGCGGGGATGCCGCCGACTTCCTCGCCG